ATGCCTAGATATTGTGTGGATTATGGTGAGTATTTTGAGTTTGATGCTCAAGGTGCTGGTGAGGTTGTTTCTGTGTTGCGGGGTCGTCATATGTTTGGTGATGATAGTGAGGTTGCGTTTATGCGGCGTTTAGCGATGGAGTTGTGTGAGTGGAATGGAGGGGATTATTGTTTTCATAGTCGTGATGCGTTGGCGCGGAGTATGATTGAGAATGGTGTGTTGGAGGAGATTGATTAAATTTTAAAAAATTGTTAGTGTTGTTTTAGGTTATTGGAGGTTTTTTTGTAATGATGCAGCCACAGATGCCTTTGGGACCGCCTATGGGTGGTGGGATGGGACCTCCGATGGGTCAGCCTGCGCCGATGCCGATGGGTCCTATGCCGGGTTCTCAGCAGGTTCAGGGTCAGCAGAATGTTGTTGGTTATGGTGGTAATGCGCGTGGTCGTGCTGGTTTTAGGGATTATATGCGTCGAAGGAAGGCTGAGAGTCAGGGTGGGATGATGTATCCGCAGGGGTCTATGGGCGGGATTCCTGCTTTAGCGCCACCTCCTGTTCCTCAGTTGGGGATGCCTCAGAATGCGATGGTTGGTCGTCAGGTATCTGTTGGTGGTTTTGGTGGTAGTGCTCCTGTTCAGATGATGGGTGGTGGTGCTGTGATGTTGCGAGAGCCGTTGTTTGGTGGTTTGGGACGTTACTGATGTTGGCTGATGCTATAGGTTTGTGGACGACAGTTTCGCCTTATAGTGGTTTTCCTAGTTCTACGATATCGTGGAGGTTGTTGCCTGCAATAAAGAGTGATCAGATTAGGTTATTTTATAGGGATGGCGAGTGTGTTGGTTTGGTGACGTGGGCATTTATGACTGATGAGGAGTTTGAGACACGTCAGTATAGTGGTGAGGAGATTTTTTCTCGACGTTCTGGTGATGTTTTGGTTTTTGTTGACATGATAGCGCCTTATGGGAGGCGTGATGTTTTTTGGATGTGTAGGGAGTTGCGGAAGCAATTTTGGATTCATTATCCTTTTTTGAAGGGTGCTATGGCGCATCGTGGTAAGCGGAACGGATGGTTCCCGAACAGAGGAATATGGCATGAGAACGCTGCTTGATTATGTTGGGTTGAATCCGTTGCGGCCTTTGGTTGCGTTTGGCGGTGATGAGAGTGGCGGTAATGGCGGTGATAGTCGTCCTGAAGAGGCTAAGGCTTTGGACGAGACTGGAACGACTTCTTCAAAAAGAGTTGATTTGAGTGGTTTGCCTTTGCTTCCTCAAGAAATTCCTGTGAAATATGAGGATACGACGAGTGGGATAGAGGAGGTTGTTGATTTTTATTCTCCTCCTGAGTTTGGGTATGATTTGAGAGATCCGAATGAGCCTGAGGTTATGATGCAGGATGGGAAGCTGTTTTCTGGTATTGCGGATGGTGAGCGTTACGAGTCTGGTCAGCCTGTTGGTTCGGTTGGTATGGACAACATAGCGGGTCTTGGTAGGTTGGAATTGTCTGATTTATCTGCTCCAGATCCACTTGCTCTCACTGGCTCTACGACGAAGATTGCTTCTCCCAGTGGCGTTGGTCCGGGTCAGACGGTTGATTTTAATAGGCTAATAGATGCGGGTGGTACGCAGGATTATGACATTTACTCGCCGCCATTGACTGACGATGACATGGGTTTGCCTGATATTTCTGTTGATGAGGCGATGTTAGATCCTCTTGGTTTTGCGACTGGCGGTAAGGATGATCCTTACAGTGCTACGCTTGCTGGTGCTGGTGATGTTGTTGGTGATGTAGTTACTTCAACACCTGTTCCTGATGTTGATTTGTCTGATATTTATGGTCAGTACAGAAAGTCTCCAAATGAGTCTGAGGCTCGTTTTATTCGTGATATGATGCGTTTTGCCAAGGATGACGAAGGTGATTATGTTGTTAAGCCTCGTTTGGGTGATTATTTAGAGCGTGCGGGTCTTTTTGTTGCTGATTTGATGTTACCTGAAGAGCTTTTGGGTTTAGATATAAGTTCTGCTACACCTGATAGGGTTAATGCGGCATTAGAGGCTTATAAGACTGGTTCTTTGGCTTATGGTCCTGATGGTAAGACTTTAATTGGTGTGAATGATTCTTCTGGTAATTTAATTCGTTTACGTCCTGACGGTCCTGTTGATTTGTTTTTGGATGACGATGATGATGATTGTCCTCCGGGTTATGAGCGTAATCCTGTCACGGGTGTTTGCGAGCCGATTGAGGAAGAGGGGGGTGATCCTAAGATAACGCTTCCTGACGTTAATCGTCCTGATCCTTCTCCGGTTAGACCTGATTTGCCAATTCCGGGTCCTATTGAGCCGGGTCCGGGTCCTATTTTGCCTCCTCCTTCTCGTAGGGGCATGAAGATTAGAGCGCCTAGATTTGCTGAAGGTGGTCCTGTAACGCCGAATATTGATAGGTTTTTAGGTTCCTTGAGGGGTTGATATGTATAGCAACATAGACAGGTTTGTTCAGGGTTTTGCCAATGGTGGTGGTGTTGGCTTTGAGCGCGGACGTGGAAGCATGTACGACAGTTACCCCGGGGCTAAGAGGAGGGATGAGGAGGAGGAAGAGGAGAAGGAGGAGAGGAGTTTTCCTAATTATGGGCCTCCTAGTGTATCTAGTCCTTCTGCGTATGAGATTTCTGAGGCGTTGGGGGGCGGTGATGACAGTCCCAATGTTCCGAGCAGTCCTTCTGCTTATGATGTTCTTCAGGATTTGCCTTTGAGCATGGGTGAAACTTTTTCTTTTGATCAAGATTCAGTTAATACGAACGTTAGTCAGCCAGATTACAGTGGTAATGTGGATCGTTATAGTATTCCTGTTGGTGAGTATATTCCTGAAGATTTGGGTATTTTTGAACCATTTGTGCCGCCTAATTTAAGGTTTAACCCTAGAGCGGTAGCAGATTCTTTGGGTCTTACGGATTTATCAAATTTCAATCCTATAACGGGTTTAATGCGTGGGCGAGATGCGGCTGCTAGGATTTCTGATCCTGAGAGGTATTCGCCTACAGGACAGGCTGAAATTGGTGATTATGTGGAGGCGGGTATTGAGACTGCTATTCCCGCGCTGACGATGGGTCTTGGAAGTGCTTTAAGACAGCCTATTAAGCAGACGATTGGCAATGTTTTTGGTCTTGATATGGGGAATCTTGTGAACGACATGGGGAATCCTGTGGGCGTGAATGTTCCCATGACATCTGATACTATGAGCCTTTATCATGGTTCTGAGTATGATTTTCTTCCGTCTTTAGAAGTTACACTGCCGAGTGGTGAAGTGAAGAGATTAGATGACAACATGTTTGACATGGTTTCTCCTCTGGGCATGCAGTTTTTCAGAGAGGGCATGGATGTTTCTCAAACGCCTTTTGCTAGAACTTTTGAGCGACTTGGTTATCCGAAGGGTACAAAGATAACTAGGGCTGATCCTTATGGTAGGTTTTCAACCGATTATATTGGCACTGGTGAGGGGGGTTATACGGCAGGTTCGGAAGGCGCTCAAAAGGGCGCGGGTGGTGCTATGGTTGGCAAGGGTATTTATACGGGGCAAAGGCCAAACATTGCTCAATCTTATAGGTACAGCAACACCAATAGCGGTCTTCCATTTGTTCCTTATGAAGATAGTTTTAACCATGGAGTTGGTCAAAAAACGATTGAGGCTGCTCAAGAGGCGTTGGCTGATAAGTATGGTGATATTGAAACTGCAAGGGAGGTTTTTGAGGCGGGAACAGATCCCAACTTTGGTGAAATTACTCCCAATATGGTTTTTGAATATACATCTCCTGCTGAAGTTCAGGGCAAATGGCTTGCTGATAGAAACAGAACCGTAAATGATGTTTCTGAAGATGAAAGGCTTATGAGCTTACTTCCTAATTATAGGAAATTAGATAAATCGTATGGAGGAGTTTCTCCTAGTATAGCCGCTGATCAAAACATTAGCTTTATAAATAGAGAGTTTACAAAGGCAATAAGAGAGCGTTTAGATAAATTAGATCCTGATATGCAGATTGATAATATAAAAGTTCTATTGCGCCGTATGCCAGAGGGATTTGTTTTGGGTCCTGCGGCTTCAGCCAAAGCTGCTCTTTCAGGTTTTTATGATGATCTTTATTTGCGTAAAGGCATTATTCCCCCAAATGAGGATCGTAGTGTTTTCAGGAATCAGGAGGAGTTTGATCAAACTGTTGAGGACGTTGTATTCTTGCTTGATAAGGAGCGTCAATTTAGTGATGAGATTCTTGCTGCTCAAAATGATATGCTAGATAGCATGCAGGCCAATGATGATTTGGCAAAAGTTGTAAACTTTGACTTAGATGATATTCCCGGCAATCTTTATATTTCTGAAATAGAAACTGGTGATTTGGGTCGTTCTTTGGAAACCGAAGAAGAAATAGATCTTGGTACTTTAAATGACATGGTTGAAATTTTTGGAAAAGAAGGTGTTGAAGATATGTTTGACAGGGCTGGATTTCCATTAAAACCGGGCAACATTGGCAGAGAGGGCTTGGCTGAACTTTCTGATGATCCAAGGGGTTTCAAATACGCTGTTCCTTCTGAATTTTTTAACCGGGAAAGAAAGCCAACTGAGCAAATTTTTGCTCCAAGAACTGTAGATGAGATGAATCAACTCGCTAGAGGCGGTTACAGTAATTTAAGATTTTTAGACGCTGCTTCACGAAATGATTCTAGGAATCCAACGTATAACTATGTTTTCTTTGGTGAAGATGTAATGCCAAGAATTGTAGATAAGAAACAAGATGGTGGCTTGGTCGGTCTTGGCCTTGGTTCTGTATGAATGATCTTAGCGACTTTTCCAAGTATCTTACGGATGAGGAGTTAGCCAAAGTTGCTCCGATGTTGGAGCGTTTACGGACGCTTGATAAACGTGCGGAGAAGCATGATAGTTTTATGAGTTTTGTAAATCATGTTTGGCCTCAGTTTATTGAGGGTAGGCATCACAAGATTTATGCTCAGAAGCTACAGGACGTTGCGGATGGTAAGATCAAGCGATTGATTATTAACATGCCTCCGCGCCATACGAAGTCAGAGTTTGCGAGTTATTTGTTTCCCACTTGGTTGATGGGTAGAAGGCCCGACTTGAAGATTATTCAGGCGACTCACACGGCTGAGTTGGCTGTTGGTTTTGGTCGGAAGGTTAAGAACTTAATTGATAGCGAGGAGTTTCGAGATGTCTTCCCTAATGTCAGTCTTGCGTCAGACGCTAAAGCGAGTGGTCGATGGAGTACGAACGGTGGCGGCGAGTATTATGCGGTGGGTGTCGGTGGCGCTCTCGCGGGGCGCGGCGCTGACCTTGCGATTATCGACGATCCTGTCTCCGAACAAGACGCGCTGAGTGCGACTGCGTTAGATAACATTTACGAGTGGTACACCTCTGGTCCGAGGCAGCGTTTACAGCCCGGTGGTTCGATTATCATTGTTATGACGCGGTGGTCGATCAGGGATTTGACTGCGAAGGTTTTGGCAAAGCAGAGTGAGAAGGGTGCGGATAAGTGGGATATTGTTGAGTTTCCTGCGATTATGCCGTCTGGAGATCCCCTTTGGCCTGAGTTTTGGAGCTTAGACGAGCTTGAGAGCGTTAAGGCGTCTATTCCTGTAGCTAAGTGGAATGCCCAGTATATGCAGAACCCGACTGCGGAAGAGGGTGCGATTATTAAGCGTGAGTGGTGGAACATTTGGGAAAAGGACGATCCGCCTACGTGCAGCTATATTATCCAAAGTTATGATACTGCCTTTAGTAAGGGTGATAGGGCTGACTATAGTGCGATTACGACTTGGGGTATTTTTCATTATGATGAAACGCGAGAGGATCACATTGTGTTGCTTGATGCTGTTAGGGGGCGCTGGGAGTTTCCAGAGTTAAAGCAGCAGGCTCATGATTTGTATGAATTGTATGAGCCTGACATGGTTCTTGTGGAGCAGAAGGCGAGTGGTATGCCGTTGACGCAGGAATTGCGTAGGATGGGTATTCCTGTGACGCCGTTTACGCCGAGCCGTGGTGCGGATAAGTTTACGCGGATGCATGCGTGTGCGCCTGTGTTTGAGAGTGGTATGGTGTGGTGTCCTGACACAAATTTTGCTGATGAAGTTATGGAAGAATGCGCTGCATTTCCAAATGGTGAACATGATGACTTGGCGGATTCGATGACTCAGGCTATACTGCGTTTTAGGCAAGGTGGTTTTATCACCACTCCGAGCGACTATGACGATGAAGATGAACTGGCGTTTGCACGTCGAAAGAGGGAATATTATTAATGGCTGAACGTAAAAAGATTAAGCTAAAGAAAACTCGTGGTGGTGCGCAACAATATGAACGCTCTAAAGGTGATTTTGGGCGTCAGGTTGATGATTTGTTTTATAAATTTATGGCAAATCCTTCAGGCGACCCTGATGCTTTGGAAAAAAGGGCCAGATTAAAGGCTGGCATGTATGGTGCTGGTGCGTATGACGATGATGCTGAACTTGAAAAGCTGCTTATGGGTTTTGCAGAAAGAGAAGCCAAAGAAAGAAGGAGTAGGCCAGTGAATAAAAAAGAAGGCGGTGCCGCTTTTCCTGATCTTACAGGAGATGGTAAAGTTACGAAAAAAGACATTTTACGTGGTCGTGGCGTAAAGGGTTTTAAAAACGGTGGTAAAGTTCGTGGTTATGGAGAAGGTGGTGGTGTTTGCCGTGGTGGTGGTGCAGCCATTTCTGGCACCAAGTTTTCTGGAGTAAAATGATGGCAAAAATCGTTATCAACATTGACATGGATGAACTTAGGTCTGGTATCAACCAAGTTGTTGATGACGATATGTATGAGGCGGAAGAGGAGTTTGTTTGTCCTCTTTCGACTCAGGATGCAGATTTAAACGACAAAAACCGTGAATATGCCATACAGGAATATGGATACGGTCCATCTAAAGGGGGCCGCACCAAGGAAATGTGTGGAACGTGTGGATACTACAACATTCGTTCCAAGATGCTTGATTGCATTGAGAATGGCATTGGAATGAATGAGGGCGATGAGGTTGGTTATTGCACTAATCTGAATTTCATCTGCATGGCTGAGAATGTTTGCAATGCTTGGGAAGAGGGCGGTCCTATGACTGACTTTGATGACATTGACGAACTTGAGCCACTTGAAGGCAACGAGAAGGACATTTTCTAATGGCTATAGAGCGCGGTCTAGGTGCGGGTGGATTGCCCGAAGAACCAATGGTTCCACAGGGGCCAACATTTGAGAATGTGATTGATTTGGCTGCACAGCCCGGAATCACTGAGTTTGATGACGGTAGCGCCGTTGTGGGTGAGTATGAGGAGCCTATGGAGGCCCCTGTTAGCGTTCCGTTTGATGGGAACTTGGCTGAAGTTATTGATGAAGCCGAGTTGGGTTTGATTTCATCTGATCTGATTGGTTCGATTGAGGATGATTTATCTTCTCGTGAAGATTGGGAAGATACATACAAAACTGGCCTTGAATTTTTGGGAATGAAAACTGAAGAACGCACAGAGCCGTTTGAGGGATCTTCTGGCGTTATTCATCCATTATTGGCTGAGTCTGTCACACAGTTTCAAGCGCAAGCGTATCGTGAGTTATTGCCTGCAACTGGGCCTGTTCGCACGTCTGTGATTGGTGCGCAAAATGAGATGCTTGTAAAGCAGTCTGAGCGCGTCAAAGATTACATGAACTACATGATTACCTACAAGATGGAGGAGTACGATCCAGAGTTGGATCAGATGCTATTCTATCTTCCTGTCGTTGGTTCTACATTTAAGAAGGTTTACTTCGATCCGCTAAAGCAACGCGCTGTTAGCAAGTTTATACACGCTGAAGATTTAATTGTGCCATATGGTGCAATTGACTTGGTGTCTTCCCCGCGCATTACGCATCGAATCTCAATGGATTCTAATGAAATTCGTAAGATGCAGCTTGTTGGTTTTTATCGTGACATTGACCTTCCAAATTATTCTGAGGGTAATTCATATGGATCTGATGAGGTTGAGGAATCAATTGATGATATTCAAGGCGTTCATCCTAGCGGACCATCTGAAGAGTTAACGCTTTATGAAGTCCATACAAGCCTTGATATTCAGGGCTTTGAGGATATGGGGATTGATGGTCAACCAACTGGCTTGAAGTTGCCTTATATTGTGACGATTATTGCGGATTCAGGCGATGTTTTGTCTATTCGTCGCAATTACACTGAAGCTGATCCGATTAAGAGTGCGAAGCAATATTTCGTACATTATAAATTTCTGCCCGGTCTGGGATTCTATGGCCTTGGTTTGACGCATATGATTGGTGGTTTGGCGCAAGCCTCTACGTCTATTCTGCGTCAGCTAATTGATGCAGGTACGCTCTCCAACTTGCCTGCGGGTTTTAAAGCCCGTGGCGCTCGTATTCGTGATGAAGACGCTCCCCTACAACCGGGTGAGTTCCGCGATGTTGATGTGGTTGGAGGCACCCTGCAAGGCTCTCTGATGCCCCTCCCCTTCAAAGAGCCTTCAGGGACGCTTTATAACCTTTTAGGCACTCTTGTGGACGCAGGACGCCGCTTTGCGTCTATGGCTGACTTGAAGGTTGGTGAAATGGGCGGTGAAACGCCCGTTGGCACAACAATGGCAATTATGGAGCGCGGGACAAAGGTTATGTCCGCGATTCACAAGCGTCTTCATTACTCACAAAAGATTGAGTTCAAACTTCTGGCTCAGATTTTTTCAGAAACCGTTCAAGCATATCCATATCCAGCAGATATGCAGATGGGGCCTGAGATTTTTGTGCAGGATTTTGGACCTCAGATTGATGTTTTGCCAGTTTCTGATCCAAACATCTTTTCGATGTCACAGCGGATTGCTTTGGCGCAAACTGAGTTGCAGTTAGTTCAGTCTAATCCACAGATACATGGTGGTCCACAGGGGCTATATGCTGCTTATCGTAAGATGTATGAGGCGCTAGGCGTAACAAACATTGATGCAATATTGCCCCCTCCTCCACAGCCTCAACCAGTAAATCCATCAAAGGAAAACCAAAATGCTCTTATGGGTGCTCCTTTACAAGCGTTTCCTGATCAAGATCATGAAGCGCACATTGAAGCACACATGGCAATTATGTCTACACCTGCGATGCAATTGAACCCACAGGCTCTTGTTACGCTTCAAGGGCATATTCAAGAGCATATTGGGATGCTTGCAGAAGGTCAGGCACAACAGGAGATTATGTCTCAGATTCCACCAGAGCAAATGCAGATGATGCAGCAGCAGGCTCAAATGCAACCTCCGCAAATGGGACCTCAAGGGCCAATGCCACAAGATCCAATGCAAATGATAATGATGCAATTCAAGCCTCAAATAGATGCAAGAGCCGCGCAAATAGCAGCGGATATGACAGAGCAACTTGTGCAGGCTATGTCTCCAGAGGGCCAAACGGAAGATCCGCTAGTGGCAATCAGGCAGCAAGAATTGCAACTGAAGGCCGCAGATATGCAGCGTAAGCAAGGTGAATTTGAATCACGTCAAGAAATGGAGCGCGAAAAAGAGCGTAATGACGTGTTAATCGCGCAGCAACGTATTGATGCTCAAGAAAAGGCTATAGATGAGCGTTCCCGCGTTGCTGAAGAACGCATTCAGACCCAGAGAGATATTGCTGCGGTAAATGCACAAATGAAAGGACGGTAAAATGAGTTCATCTGTTAGGGAGAAAATAGTTGAGCAGATTCGCGCAGCTAAAAAAGTAGCAAGGGGGGCTGAAAATGCCATTAAAGAAGGGGTCAAGTCAGCGAGTGATAAGCTCAAACATATCGAAGCTGAAAGCAGAGGGAAAGCCGCAAAAGCAAGCAGTAGCAATAGCTCTAAGCCAAGCGGGAAAGTCCGAGCGCGGACGAAAGAAGGCCACTTCGTCAAAGATGACCCAAACACCCCAGAAAACGAAGCGTGGGTTGAAGAAAAGCCAAAGCCAAAGAAAAAAGCCCCAGCCAAAAAGAAAACCAGTAAAAAAAGCTGACGGTGGAGTGATTAGCAGGTTTAGCAGAATCGCTAGACCCCAGAGATTCCAAGGTATTTTCTGATTTTATGGTAATTATACTTGTGCTTTCCAAATAATCGCATACTATATGCGGTATGGACGCACTAAATCTTGCAGAATATCTCTTGAAAAACATACGTGAGCGCGATGTGCGTCTAAAAGACAAGCTCGCGGATGGCTCGATACAGGCTTTTGAAGAGTATCGGTACATCGTAGGCGAAATACGCGGAATGTCCTACGTTGAACAAGAAATCAAAACCGCGATGAAAGGCATAGAGTACGCAGATGACTAATAAGTTATTTGTGCCAGATAACGTTGCAAAGGCAGCGCGAAAGGCAATAAAAGAAAACGCAGAAATGCCAAAACCCATAGAAAATGCTTTTGGTAAAGGTGCGGCAAACAAAAACGAAGATGATCCATCTCAAATGAAGGCATCTGCGCTTGAAAGGCTACCACAGCCAACAGGCTATCGTGTTCTCATCATTCCCTATTATCCAAGTGCGCAAACAAAAGGTGGTTTGTACGTTCCAGATCAGGTTCGTGATCGTGAAGCCTTTGCGACTGTAGCCGCTTATGTGGTTAAGTTGGGTCCAGATGCATATAAAGATTCCCAAAAGTTCCCAAATGGCCCTTGGTGTAATGAAAAAGATTGGGTTCTTATAGGAAGATATGCTGGAAATAGGTTCAAAGTGGAAGGTCTTGAGGTTCGTATTATAAATGACGATAATATTATCGCAACGATTCTTGACCCAAAAGACATTTCTTATGTATAAGGTAATGGAGAGCAAGGAAAATGGCTATGGCTGAAGACATTCGTGAAGACGAAGACATCGAAGAAGCTACGTCTGTTGATTTTGATGACGACGATCAAGACGTTGAAATTGAAATGTCTTCGGACGAAGAAGAAACCCGAACAAATGTTCGTAAAGATTCTTCAGGGGACGAAGAGCTAGATAGCTACAGTGAATCTGTTCAGCGTCGAATCAATCAACTAACGGCAAAACGTAAGCAGGCAGCAGAGGAAGCTCAAGCTGCTGTTCAGTATGCCCAGCAAATGCAGGCTGAAAACCAGCAAATGCGGCATCGTTTGCAACAATTAAATGGTGCATATAATAACGAAGCCGAAACTCGCTTAAACGCTCAAGAGCATCAAGCCACTCGTGCTTTGCAAGAAGCAAATGAGGCTGGCGATTATGAAAAAGTCGCAAAGGCACAGCAGGCACTAGCTAAAATTGCTATGGCAAAAGAAAAAGTTAGTGAGCAAAAAGCTAGAATTGAGCGTGAGAATGAGCAGCAAAAAGCTCAACAAGAGCAACAAGCTCAAGCTCCGCAACAGCAATATTCTCAACCACCACAACAACAGCCACAACCACAGCGTGATCCTAAGTTGGAAAGGTGGATGGAGAAGAATCAATGGTTTGGGTCAGATAGAATCATGACCCGCGCTGCTCAAGCAATTCATGAGCAACTTGTATTAGAGGAAGATTACGATCCTACAAGCGATGATTACTATAAAGAGATCGACGCTCGTATGCGTAATGAAATGCCTCACAGGTTTAAGAAGGAGAAACGGTCCAACGCCCAGACCGTTGCTCCTGCGTCTGGTAACGGACGGTCTGTAAAGTCAGGGCGGAAAAAGTCGGTGGAACTTACACCCGGTCAAGTGGCGTTTGCCAAGAAAATGCGTATTCCTCTGGAAAGATATGCAAAAGAAGTCGCTCGCTTAGAGCAAAACAGGAGAGATTGATATGGCTGACAGGACATCACGCGAAGTACAATCGCGGGAGCGCACAGAGCGCAAAACAGAATGGCGTCCCGGTACAGCCTTAGACGCTCCTGAACCTCCCATTGGATATGTCCATCGTTGGATTCGTGAATCTGTGATGGAGTTCGATGATAAAACTAACGTTTTTAAAAAACGGCAAGAAGGCTGGGACCTCGTTCGCGCAGAGGATTACCCAGATTGGATTGGACCTATAGTAGATGAGGGTCGTAACGCTGGTGTCATTGGCAACGGCGGTCTTGTTCTCGCACGAATGCCCATCGAAATGGTTGAGCAGCGGAAGAATCACTATAAAGGTGTGACTAAAAACCAAATGGACGCAGTAGATAATGACTGGATGCAAGAAAACAATCCAGCCATGCCGAAACTTGCTCCGCAACGTAAATCATCCGTTTCATTCGGCTCTAGTCGAAAAGGCGGATAATCTGAAGGAAACTAAAAATGGCTAATCAAGACGCCTCTTTTGGTCTTCGTCCAGTTCGTACAAGCATTAGCTCACAGCAGCAAAACCGCTATCGCATTGCTTCAGGCTATTCCACCGCTATCTTCCAAGGCGACCTTGTTGCTATGGTAACTGGTGGTGGTATTGAGCGTGTTGCCGCAGGAGGGTCAGGTTTGATCCTTGGTGTGTTCAACGGTTGCTTCTATACGGACCCAACGACGAACAAGCCAACTTTCTCAAATAGCTACCCCGGTAGCATTTCAGCATCTGACATCATAGCAAATGTTATTGATGATCCGGGTGCAACATTTGAAATTCAAGCTGATGCTGCATTCCCTGTGGCTGACTTGGCTGGTAATTTCGACATTGTTGATCAATCTCCAGTTGGAGATACCACTTCTGGTATTTCTCGTATGGAGCTTGATGTGACGACTGGTGCAACAACTGCAACTTTGCCGTTGAAAGCCATCGACATTTCTCAAGACCCTGAGAACAGCGATGTTGCGAGCGCGAACACAAATGTGATCGTAAAAATCAACAACCACCTGTTCAGCGGTGGAACCGCTGGCTTGGCATAAGGAGATTGAGTTATGGCTATTTCACGCTCCCAACTCGTCAAAGAACTTGAGCCGGGCCTGAACGCTCTATTCGGTATGGAATATGACCGCTATGAGAATCAGCATGCAGAAATCTTCGATACGGAAACATCAGACCGTGCATTCGAAGAGGAGGTCATGCTGGTCGGATTTGGGAATGCTCCCACAAAATCTGAAGGTTCTGGCGTTGAGTTCGACAATGCAAATGAAGCATACACTGCTCGTTATACACACGAAACAGTGGCGCTTGCATTCGCATTGACTGAAGAAGCAATCGAAGACAACCTGTATGATCGTCTTGGTGCGCGTTACACGAAGGCGCTTGCGCGTTCTATGGCTCACACTAAGCAGGTCAAAGCGGCTGCTGTTCTTAACAATGCGTTTGACAGCAACTTTGCAGGTGGCGATGGTAAAGAACTTTGTGCGACTGATCACCCTCTCGCGGGTGGTGGTACATTCCGCAACGAGCCGTCAACAGCAGCAGACTTGAACGAAACTTCGCTTGAGAATGCTTTGATTGACATCTCTACCTTCGTTGATGAACGCAACATGATCATTGCTCTACGTGGCACCAAGTTGATCATTCCACCACAACTGCAATTCGTTGCAGATCGCTTGTTGGAATCTACTCTTCGTGTTGGCACAGCAGACAATGATGTGAACGCGATTCGCAACATGGGTATGCTTCCAGAGGGTTACACTGTTAACCACTTCTTGACAGACCCAGATGCGTTCTTCATCAAAACTGATGCGCCTAATGGATTTAAGCACTTTGAACGTTCTGCAATGAGAACGAACATGGAAGCTGACTTCGACACAGGCAACATGCGCTTTAAGGCTCGTGAACGCTACAGCTTCGGCTTTAGTGATCCACGCGCAGTATTCGGTTCCCCCGGAGCCTAAAGTGTGTTACAGTAAGGAGGACTGATGGTTTTTCATTAGTTCTCCTCCCTGTTTAACTTGGGGCAACTTCGGTTGCCCCTTTCTTTTTGTCTTAATTATGTTATTCTATTTTCATCCCTGACAGCTACACGGTGTAGCTGACACTAGCCACGACAGGAGATACACATGGCTACTACTACTTTTTCAGGTCCTATTAAGGCAGGGACCATTAGAGATACTACAGGAACTACTGTAGGCTCTGACAAGGCAAACGTTGGTTTTGTAAAGATGGCGCAAACAGCGG